TCTTTATCGCGCTGCTCTTGCTGCCAATTTTGATATTCAATTTGTGCAATACCTTTGTCTGCCAATAGTTGTTCGTATGCCTTTGACGCTTCAGCTAATGCAGCCATTTCCTCTTCTTCAAAATCCGCCTCTCTTGCTCTTTGACGTGCTGCAATTAAAGACGCTTCCGCTATTTTCAATTTAGCATCAAGTTGCTTTAATAAATTTTTATATATCTCATCCTCTGATGCACCTTGCGCTTTTAATATTCGCGCTTGTGTTTCTAACTGCTGTATTTTCCTACTTTCTACCGCCTCTATTTGCTTTGCCTGTTCCTCTAATTTAGCAGCCTCGCTATTTTGCTCAACAAACCAATCATACACGGCTTTAGCTGCTGCTGCTAATGCCAACACGGCTGCAATAATAGCAAGTACCGGATTCGCAGCGATTACAGCATTCAACGCCTTCCAAGCCTTGCTCATGTCCTTCAATGACTCAAGACCTTGCGTCAAAGCCATTGCAGCCTGTAACTTCATCATGGTCTTTTGCACCTCTTCGGATTCGCCACCAAATAAAGCCATCGCACCCGTTACACCCTGCACCGCTCCTGATGCTTTTGCAGCAAAGTTCGTAACGGCTTGAAACCCGTCAGGATGCATCGCAGCCATTGCCTCATTAGCATCATTAACACGGTCTTTCAATTCAGCCGCAGCCGCCGCTAATTGATGAAACTCTTTTGAGTCATCACCAACTGCCAACATCTGATCACGAATAGCCTTTAACGACTCGCGTACCTCTTTAACAGATTTTGCAGCCTCCGCTGATTCAATGGTGAGTTTAACTACTTCCTCTCTTGTTGCCATGTTATTATGCTAATTTTTGAACGATTAAAGTAAATCCTGACATACACGTTGTTACGGCTGTCGTTTCTGATCGGAACATTAATTGCGCTGTTCCTGCGTCTGCTCCCGTAACAATCATGCCGTCTAAAATTACGGGATAGGTTGACGTACCGGGCATTCCTGATGACACACCCACCGATGCGTTATCCGCTATACTATGTCCACCGCTTAATGTACCCGTGTTTGCTAACTGATGATAGAATGATACATTAATTGATGTTACCGCCGTACTTACGTCAAATTGAAACCCACACCCAGTTGTTGCAGCCGCAGGTTTTACGCGACCTATTGCTTTTATCAAATAAGTCGTTTCCGCTTCAAAGTCGAATACAAGATCGGTCAGCGTAACGGGTGTTGTGTTTGCTGCCGTTGCTACATCTGATGGTAATGTGATTATTGCGTGAAACGCGCTTGACAATTTACCGTCTAAGGTTGTCTGTAAATCCGTTACATCCTCAATGCCGTGTGAGTGTGCGTTAGGTGTAAAGAATTCAGGTTTACGGCTGACATTTTCCCATGCCACAGCGTTAGCTGATGCTGCAACGTTAACCACTCCGTCATCGTTTGTATCGTAAACGGATTTAAGCATATCACCATTACCGTTACCATTACCGGTTGTCTTTGGTCTATAACTCATAATAAGTAAAATTGTGTGCCGTTATAAAATATGGTAACGCTTTCATATGTTACCGTTAGCGTGTAAGTTGCAGCCCCGTCAATGTTAACACCACCACCGCTTATCGTGATCGTATGCGCTCCTGAAGTAATGTCTTTGATGTCTATTCGTGTTCCTGCAGGATAGTCGGACGGTGATAGCGTAATTGTGAAAGTTCCATTGGCTAAATAATAACCTGCCTCTGTTATTGTCGTATCTCCAGTTAATGTAGTTGTTGTCGGTGCTTGTTGCTTTACTCCGTCGATGTAAATAACATCAGATTCGGTAATGTTTAAGTTGTCCGAATTGATAACCGTTACATTTGTTAATCCTGACGCAACCGTTACGTTATCACTACCTAATATTGTAATGTTCGACGTTCCTGCTCCAACTCTATTGCCTTCACCGCCTACCGTTGTGCCCGTGCTATCTTCGGCTACGTAGTTACCGCGTCCTGTATTTGTAGCATTTGACACAACAGCCGTGCCACCTACATCACCATTCCAATTGAATGATGGCGCAGGTAAGCCTCCCAACTGACCACCGTAAGTAAAGTCTATTGATTTTGTCTCAGGTGTAAAAGGTATGCCTGTTATCAATTTTAATAATTCGATCTTTGTGGACTTTTCCTGCAAGGGATCAAAATCGACCACTTTGTGTAATCGATAATTATGACCGTCTATGTGTACAATGTTCTTAAATGATAGCTGCAAAATGTCAATAGGACGCAACCACGCGTACAAAGTAACTAACTTACTATTAGCGTTGGTAATCTCATCCATGTACAATTTGTGATACGCATTGTACACGTTGTTATCGGTGTATTGCGTTGCACCCTGTGGATTAGTGTAATAAATTTCACGCGGGAAAAATACGTTAACATCTAATGTAGGCGTGTACGGGTTATCGACGTGACCTGCATACGGGTAAGTTGTTTCTGTATAACCGCTTGTTGCCGTTTGATAAGTCCATGCAGACGAAGTGTTAAAAGTACCTGACCAATACACGATGCGCATCTTTGACTTCATCGGTGTACGCACTCCGTTGCTATCCGATTGATAAATGTGCGGAATAATACGATCATGAGCCGTGCTGCCAACAAGTACTGCAGGTGCAAAACCCGTCTCAATAACTTTCGTGTTCTTAATAAAGTCGTTGGTTACGTCCAACTCCTTCTGCCCGTATGTCTTACCCCACTTGTCCTTGTAAAACTTATTACGGTAGTCGTTATCGTCCGCATCTTTGACAACGTACCTAATCGCATCCAATAACCCCATTGGAGTAATGGTAACGGGCTTGGATACGTCAACCTTAGTAGTCCAGTCAACAGGCGTTCCACTTCCGTAGAAGTCGTTAGCCGTTTCAACGTAAATCTTTTTGTCGTTAGTCTTGTCAGGCTCAACCATCAAGTTATAACGGAGAATCAACCACTTCAAAAAATCCGCTTGTCGAACATCAACAGGTAACGCTGCATTCATGTTGACAGTGCTGCCTTCAACCACCGCAGGGTTGTTACGTGTGTTCTTAACGGTAATTCCAGATGCTACATACAAACTTACAGTTGCTGTTGTACTATAGGTAAATATCGATGCCCCAATTCTAAATGTAACAGTATCACCAGCGTTTAATAAAATTGAAGGTGACGTGAACGTGTAGTTGTTTGTTACTATTCCCCATGACGGTATAGCGCCATAATCTATAAGTCCTGTTTGCGTTGTGTTTATAAAAGCGGCATTTGTATTTACTATGCAAGTCCAAAGTATATTTGCATCTGGATTAGCGGTGTTTGCTCCTGTATTAATAAGTCCAACGTTACCCGTTATTACAAATTCGTGCCAACCAGATTCTGCAGCCGTGAACTTGTAAGTAACAGGATCGTATTGGTTGCTTGGATCGGTAACCTCGACGTTAAATGGAAAAGCATTACCGAAAGTAGCACTACCACTTAACGCCACATTAGTACGTGCGCTGAACAAGCTATTTGCAACACCCGATGCAGATAATGTTAACTTATCACCCGTGAATGTGATGTACTGCTTTTTGAAGTATGACGAGTCAAAGAAAGTTGAATCGTATTGATAACCGACACCCGTTACGATCTTATCAACTAATGACTTTAAACTGATCGATGGGAAAAAGTCAGTAACCTTCCACGTATTCTCACTCGGAACAGTACCGTAGTTAATCATCGGGTAAACGTAGTTACCGTCATCTGCATCTACGTTAGTCCATGTCGCTCGTTGGTTTGTACGGTTGTAAATGTGATTATCTGACGAATAGTCCAACTCACCCATCTTCTTATCACCTAAGTCCGTAAAGATATTAGCCAACATCCCGTATAACTCGACGTTGTAATACATCCGCTGCAATCCTTGTTCGTCCCGGTCAATAGAACGTAAACGCATATATCCGCGTAGTTGCTCCATCCCATCCGCATAAAGAACAAACGGTGCTTTTAGGTTAGGGTTAAAATCAGGCATAAAGTTAACAATGCCCGATGTCTGCGTGTTATAGCCTATCTCAAAGATCGCGTCCAATACCTGACTTAGCACACTATCGCAATACAACTTAACGGAACGCGAGAACGCACCGTTACGCTTTTCAGGTTCACGAATGTCCGCAATGGCGTAGTTAAGCGATGCATTAACCTCTTGCGATAAGTTAACACGTGTGCCGTTTATGTATAGTTCGGTTTTCATCCGTTCTGCCTTACTTTTTTATTTGCATACTCAAAAGTCAACTTTAACTCCCACATACCATCCCAGTTACGGTACTTAGACTCGTAGTTGTTAACTGTACAGATCAAAGGAATGTAAATGTTGCTAACTGTTTCATAGTAGTACACGTCAGGAGATGCAACTAACTCACCGATCCATTTAGATGTCTCGTAATTGTTGATAAAGTCAGATGTTACATTCAACGTGTTTGTGATGCTTGTGTAAATCTGTTTTTTTCCTCTATTTGTTGTGTTCTGATTCCACAGGCTGTCTGTTAACTTACCATGATTCTGTTCGATAAATGTGCGCTCGATGTTATTGCTCAACGACCTGCGATACTTAAATGGGTGCATATCATATCCCCCTAATTCATTCAGGAAGTAAACGTTAATAGGCTCTTGTCCCCTTGCTTGGCATTCCCTGTCAAAGAAATACGATGCCGTTCCATTATCCTGAGCATAATTGATTAGTTGCACTTCGTAAGATTCAACGCTGCTATCAATTACGGGCTGCGATCCACTCGCTAAAGTTGAATTGTTTAAATCAAAAACACCAATACCAACACGCAATAACTTATCTAAATTAATAGACGTACTTGCTTGGTATGGATTCTCGATCAGATAAGTACCTATCGTGCTACCAGCTGAATCGAATGTAGTGCACTTTAAATAGTATGCACTACCTGATGTGTCGTTTATAAAATATAGCCATCTTTGTTCCTCATCGCTCGTGAACTTTTGCCGTTCCGGTTGATTTGTTAATAGCACACCGCTGCTCACCAAGTATGTCGATGACGTGTAGCTTTGCAGCAACTCCGCGCTTAAAGACGCATTCCAAGCATACTTGACGCCTGTGGATGTTACATTCGGATAAGTCGTTACCGTTGTGCCATATTGCTCACCGAACTCAACCTCATACGCTTTGTAGCTATTTGTGCAACGCTGAAAGCCGTACACCGATGTATTAAAGTCGAAACTAATGTAGGACTTAATAATAGCGGATATATCCACGACACCGTACCCGGTAATAGGGTTAGCATCAAAGGTTAATCGTGTAGATCCTGCAACACCTGAAACGTAAACGTCTGCAACGTACCGAAAGTTAGGTTGCGTTGTGTTGGTAGATGCGATCACGAACCGCATATCATTGTATACGGGTGTCCAGTCTTCGGGTTGATCTGTAATGTTGATAGCCATTAATCTTCAAGTATTTGCGCCACAAACACTTCACCGCTTTCGCTTAGTAATGTCTGAAGCAATTCATTTATGTTTTCCTGTTGCCACACCTCTGAAAAGAATCCTTTGCCTCTGCTAACAAATCCTTTCTTGTGAATCTTAGACGCAATAGCATAGGACAAAGAATCACGCCATTCCAAAGAACTTTTGAAAGTGCGGTTGTAGTATTTGCCTGTCTTTTTGTTGTAGACTTTTTGGCTTAATTGTGGTGCAATTCCACGTTTACTGATCCACAACAATAAATTCTTACGTACCGCTCCATTCCCACTTGACCTTGTTGGTTTACGTCCCTGATCGACGTACTTCCAATAATCGTTCATGGTTATTGTCAGCACGTATCCGTCATCGGTACGCTCTACCTGTGGCGTGATGGATTGTGCTAAATCGGAATCACCTAAAAATGGATCTTTCTTTGTAAGGTTGTTCCGAATTTCGTTAACGACATTTTGCGCCCATGTTGTAAGGGTGTCGAATACGAAGTCATCGGGATTGCCGCCTGTTACCGCCATGCCTATAAAATTACATGAACGGGTTAACGTTTAGCGTACCTGCATCTTCTGCTTTATTGCCTCCATACGCTCTTTGTGGTCATCCTGCACGTCTTTCATTAGTGCTAAGCGGTTATACCACTCAATAAGCGTCATGTTCCAGTACGCATCCTCTTTTGTCTTATCCCCGTTCGTGATCTCGTAGATATTTAATTGCCATCCCCAATGTTCATGGATGCTAACGCCTTGTTCACCTCCGCTTCCAGTTTGTCGGTTAGTTGCTCCAAATAAGTTGCGATAAGCGGTTCGAGTTTCTTTGATGCCGCGCAAAAAAAAAGCGCGATACCTATCGCCACGTCAGCAGGTAGGTGTTTTTTGAATAGTTCGCACTTATCAACAAATGACAGATTCTTTTTGAATAGCTGTTTACGTTGCTCGGCAAAGATAGCGACGATGTACGGTAGCTTGTCATATAGGTTGTCAGCATTTAGTCGCAGCATCTTAACGTCTTGCTCGTGATGCACTTTGATTGTGTTAACGTTAGGCAAGCAAGTGAATTTATACCCGTTAACCTTAAATGCAGGGATGTAACGCGCTGACGGCTCGACTGATAGCAACGCATACAACTGCTTACGGTATTCGTTAAAGTCCTTGAATGACAAGTTCGTGAAGTAATTGTCAGGCTTTCCGTGAATCATCGATAGCAATGATACGTCTTTATCTAATTGCTCTATTTCGTCCTTAGGTTGTACGGCTGCAATGCGGAAGAAATCGCCTAATTGACCTGCCTTTAATTTTTGATAGTTCATGTTAATATCGTATTGAGAATTGATGTCCTTTACTTTCTTTGAAGCAATTATAAGCGATTGCCGTAGCCATTACCCCGTCATCGTGAAATCCATATGGAGCACCGTATTTGATCGTCCTTGACTTGGCATTGTACTCAAATGTAAACACGTCAAACTCTTTTTGCAACCAATCTGCCGGTAAAAACGTTACCTCACCATTCTGAGTAGCTACGGCAAGTTGTTCAATCGCGTCATTCTTTGACTTGCTCGTTGTTACAAACGGTTCTATGTTCTGTGGGTTACGGCATTGCTGCTTTATTTGATCTATTAACGCATCACCGATACTGTTAACCTCGACAAATGCACGTGCGTTAAATTGATTAATTACGGTAGTTATTTCCCGTGTGATATTTGCCCACGTGTTATGTCTCCAGCGATTAATGTACACCTGTTTGCCTTGCTCGTTAAAAATCGACAGTACCGAATAGTCATCCGCCCTACCTAAGTCAACACCTGCAAAGAAACGTGTGCCACCTGCAGCCTCTTCCCACTTTGGCGCAAAGATACCAGCACCACCGTCGATAAACTCAGCTAAGTATTCCTGTCTGAATACATGGTCAGGTAATGTCAACCGCGCATCGTCAATTTCCTGTGGATTGATTAACGGGTTATCGTACGAACTCATCCGGAACGACTTATATTGATCGTTTACCCCTGACAAGTTGTAAAGGTTGTAAAAATGATTCTTACCCTTCGGTGTGCTAATTAACAACACCTTGCGACCTTTGACAAGTACCGTAGCACGTAACACCTCCGTCCATGCTGCTTCGTCCATAAACGCAAACTCGTCGCATACAAGGTAATCGAATGTAAAGCCTCGGATGTTGTCGTAACGTTCCGCGCTGAAGAACTGAAGCGAAGATTTGCCGATCTTAATAGTTAACTCCGTTGCATTCTTTTCGATTAATCCCGTACCTTCAAATGCCAACACCATTTCCTCAAATACTTTCTTGGACTGCTTGTAAACGGGTGAAATCCACGCGCATTTGCAGCCGCTATTATTGAACATCCAATAAAATAGCTGATTCATCGCCAACATCGTTTTACCGAATTGACGACCAATGTTAAGCACGTAGTATTTGTGGTTACTACCGTTTATTGAATCATGAATCTTTTGCTGATTCTGATGCGGACGGTACAACTTCACCGAAAGATGCTTGGACATTAGTTATGTTTTGGTTTTGAGTTACTTCGTCCTTCCAACCGAATTTGTTTTTCAATTTAAATATCGCGCCCTGAGTCGATGCTGCCCACATTAATTTCTTTTCCGTGTCGCCTTCCATGATCGATTCTAATATGTATATAACGTTAGCAAATTCGGGATTATGTTTGTAATCATGCCACGATGTACGGTTGTGAAACCCTAAGTACAAACGCATATCCGCTTCAGCATATTTACCCTTATAAACGTCATCTGCCCATTCAAAATAAGATAAACCTGCCGCTAAAAGTTCTTCGGGTGTTTCCCATAAACGCGGTCTGCCTACATTTTTTTTGATTAGCGACCAAATGTTGCGTTCAGTAAACCTTCCCTTTTCGTCTCTACCTGTTTCGCTCATATTCTTCTATGTGTTCGTTAATTCGTTCGTATAAATGTCTAATGCAGGATGAACAGGATAGTGGTAACAACTCTTTGTATATTTCCATGTACACCTGTCGCATCGGTTCACGCGGTGCGGTGCTGACCTCCTGCCCTACTAATTTGAATCGCTTAATAGCATCCATGTGCGGAGCTAAAAAGTTGTATTGCTTCTCGGTCATCGCTGTAGCTTTTTGTGGAACTCCATTCCCAATACCGCAACAAAGGAAGCGAACGCGCTCATGAGTACCGTTAATACGATGGACTTCATATCACTAAAATTACAGAAAAGCGTAATGTTAACGGCTAACCCTACCCACCAAGCCATGCACAATTCGCAGGTAAACGGCTTCATGTGTACCTTACCGGTATATTTAAGCAGAATTTGAGACGGTATTAAGGTCATCCCTACAAACCAATAAGATGCTATTCCAATCAATGCTGAAATTAATAACTGTTCCATGTTTATTTGTTTTCTATTACGTATGAGAATTTACTAAGGTCAACCGAAGCATCCCACACCCTTTGAATGTGATACGTCCCATGATAGTTGCTGTTTTCTTTGTCAGTTTCGGTTAAGCAATATGTTATCAACCGTTTGCGATGTCGACGGCAAAAGTTCATTAGTTCGGTGTGCTTGGCAATGTCCTCACATCCTATCTGCACAATGTCTCCGTTAGCTGACTTTATTAGTTCGTAGTTGATCATATTAAAACCCTTGAGAAAGTAAACAAACAGTTGCAGCGTGTGGTAAATGACCGGGATTGCCGTAATACGCAAAAAATGTAGAATGAGGATGCAAAGGCTTTATTTTTTCTTTGGCTAATAAGACACTCATCACCGACTGATCGTGCCTGTGTCCCTTCACTCGATTGTCTTGACTTACTTG